CGCCTACGACCAAGCAATGCAGGACTTGGCAAATAACTATGTTTCTCCACAATTCGCCACTTCAGCCGCCGCCCAAGGTCTAACCTTAAAACAGGGCTTAGATGCGGCAAGGGCTGGTCTTTTGGTCAACGCCATAACTGGTGACCCACTAGGTTTGAATGATGTAACTGGAAGCGGTGGGAATACATTTGCCAATCAAGGATTCGCACAAGTGCCGATTCCAGAAGATTGGACTTCTCCGACCTACACTTACAGCCCTGTGCAGAATGTCACTTTTGAGGACTTATTCCCAGGCGTTTCCTTACAGGGAACACAATGGCAAAATATGCCTCAAGCACAGACATTCAATGAGATGTTTGCCTCTGGTCAACAGCAGACCCCAATGGGTTCTCCTGTGGACATAAATCAAATTGTGGGGTCAATCCTTGGACAAAGCGCAACGAGCTAAAAACCTAATCTCCGATGAGTTTTTCATGGGAGAGATTGAGAAGCTAAAGAACGCAGAACTGGCGGTTATTGTCAATTCTCAGCCTCACAATATTGATGAGCGAGAGGTTGCATATTTGAAAATAAACGCATTACAATCAGTCATAGCGCATTTTGAATCTATGGCAGCTACGAGCGAGATAGCTAAAAAGCGCTGGAAAATCCTCTAACGAGGCGGTGGCCTACTGTTTAGGCTGACAATTTGGGAATCAAATGAGCGAAAACACGACACCGCAAGGTAGTGGAACGCTGACTGTGGACACAGCAGCAGCAGCATTTCTAGGGATGATGGATTCAGCAGAGGGAGCCGAGAGCCAACCCGAAACTGAGGAAGCGCCAGAGGAATATGTTGATGCCGATGAGCCAGAGTTGGTAGATTCTGAAGAAGCTGAAGAACAGCCTACTCGTACATTCAGGGTGAAAGCCGCTGGAGAGGAGCGAGAAGTAACTGAAACTGAGCTTATTGAGGGCTACCAATTAGGCGCAGATTACACAAAGAAAACCCAAAAACTTGCTGAAGAACGCAAAGCGGTGGAAGCCGAAAGAGCGAAGATTCAGGAAGCGACAAAATTAAGAGACCAATACGCCCAACGACTGCAAATGATGGAGCAATTTCTCCAGCAACAGAACAAGGGTGAAAATTTGGAAGCGCTAAAGGAAGTCGACCCTATCGGTTATGCCGTGAAGGTGGCTGAACAGGCACAACGAGAGAAACAATTAGCTATTCTGCAACAAGAACAGCAACGCATTGCACAACAGCAACAAGCGGAGCAATCTGAGCGTTTACAGCAACACCTCGCTGAAGAAAGTCAGAAACTGACTAGCCTAATTCCTGGTTACGGCGACCCTAAGTCTGGCGACCAAATCCGCAAGGATATTCGTGAGTATGCCAAGTCTATCGGTTGGAGTGACCAAGAGCTTTCAAATCTGTATGACTCTCGGGCTGTTTTGAGTCTGTATCAGGGAATGAAGTACGCCAAACTTCAGAGCAATAAACCCGCAATCGCTAAAAAGGTTGAGGCTGCTCCGAAGATGCTAAAGGCAGGTACATCAGTTCCTCGAAATGCAGAAGCAGAACAGAACAAAAAACTTCACCAGAAGTTGCGTCAATCTGGCAAAGTCCGTGATGCAGCTTTACTCTTTGAAAAATTCTTGTAAGGAATCGAAATGGCTACCTATCAAACCTACCAATCTATCGGCAATCGTGAAGACTTGTCGGATGTTATCTATAACATTTCTCCAACAGACACTCCCCTGTTGAACACTTTGGCTCGTGGCAAAGCTACCGCCGTTTACCATGAGTGGCAAACTGACAGCCTGTCAGCCGCTACTACTGCAAACGCCGCAGTTGAAGGTGCTGACGCTTCTGACGCCACTATGTCTCCCACAACCCGTTTGGGCAACTACACTCAAATCGTTCAGAAAACTATCAAGATTTCTGGCACTTTGGAGTCTGTTGACAAAGCTGGTCGTAAGAGCGAAAAAGCCTACCAATTGAGCAAGGCTTCTGCTGAGTTGAAGCGTGACATTGAAACCATCTTGACTGCTAACCAAGGCCGTTCTGCTGGTGATGCCTCGACTGCTCGTACTATGGGCGCAATGTTGTCTTGGATTAAGACCAACACTAACAAATCGTCTGGTACTACCGCAGGTGTTGACCCCACCACTATCGGTGTGTCTACCCGTACCGATGGCACTCAGCGTGCTTTCACCGAAACCATCTTGAAGGATGTGGTTCAGAAGGTTTATTCTTCTGGCGGCAACCCCAAGATTTTGATGGTTGGCCCATTCCAGAAGCAAGCCGTTTCGTCTTTCGCTGGTATCGCAGCACAGCGTTACATGGCTCCTGGCAACGAACCCACCACCATTATCGGTGCGGCTGATGTGTACATGAGCGACTTCGGCACTATGTCTGTGGTTCCTAACCGCTTCATGCGTACCCGTGACGCTTTGGTGCTTGACCCAGAATACGCAGCAGTTGCTTACTTGCGCCCATTCTCCACAATCGAATTGGCTAAAGCTGGTGACGCAGAGAAAACTCAGATTTTGGCTGAGTTGACTTTGGAAATGCGTAACGAAGCTGCTCACGGCATTGCCGCTGACTTGTCTACTTCTTAATCACACGGGGGGCTAATCACCCCCCTTCTTCTATGCGCCACATAGCAACACAAAACGGTAAAGAAACTAATTTCCACGATGTTGATGGGAATCACTTTATCGAGACCAAGCAGGATATTTCTGCGATTCTCGAAAGCAACAAGGCTCAATTCAATGCTATTGATGAACGAGCCAAATGGGGTGAATGGACAAAGATTGCCAGCTTGCCTAATGTTGTGATTGATGACTTGAACAGACAAGGAATCATGCGAGGTTTTGCTGTTGTGGATGAGAAAAGATTTCGGACTTTCTTAAATAACCCTGATAATCGGTTCTTCAGAACTCGACCAGGACAGATATGAAAGTTGCCATTTGCGTACCCTGCCGTGACACAGTTATGACAGGGTTTGCTTTTGACCTAGCGAAACTCTGCGCTTATGAAGGCGTGACAAGATGTGCAAAAGGTGGCTCGTTGATGATTTATCAAGTGCCTGGCACTTTGATATTCAACCAGCGTGAGCGACTTGCGGAAGAAGCACTCAAAGATGGTGCGGATGCGATTCTTTGGATTGACTCAGATATGAGGTTTCCTAAAGATGCGCTTCAGATTCTTCTCTCCCGTAAGTTACCCATTGTTGGGGTCAATGCGACTACCCGCCGTTTCCCTGTTTTGCCGACCGCTTTGGACTACGACCAAGAAACAAAAGACTTGGTTAAGGTAACGAGCAAGGACAAGACGGGTCTTGAGCAAGTGTTGGGTTTAGGTTTTGGGATGGTTCTTATCAAAAAAGAAGTGTTCCAGAAAGTCGAAAAGCCTTGGTTTTGGTTTGAACAAACCGACAAAGGTGGGACAATTGGGGAAGATATTTACTTTTGTGTGAAAGCGTTTGACAAAGGGTTTAAGACTGTTTTAGACCACGACCTTTCAAAGCACATCAGGCATATCGGAACTTACGAATATGGTTGGGATGATGTATGAGCATAGCGACTTACTCAGATTTGAAAACTAAGGTTGCCTCTTACTTGGCTCGTACAGACTTGACTAGCCAAATTGAGGATTTCGTTCGGTTCGCAGAGTTACGCTTGCGTAGAGAGTTGCGAATCAGACAAATGTTGAAATCTGTCACAACTACCACGACAGGCGGTGATTCGACTGTTGAGCTACCAAGCGACTTTCTAGAGGTTAGAGACTTTTATGTTTCTACCAATCCGATTCAGCCTTTGACTTTCTCTAGCCCTGCTATTTTTAGTCGAAACACTAAGACCACTCAGAGTGGCAAGCCATTAGATTACACAGTCTTGGCTTCAGAGTTTAAGTTGGCTCCTGTGCCTGACTCCACTTATACATTGGAACTGCTTTACTACGCAGCGCCCACATTTATGAGTGACTCAAATTCAAGTAATGTGTTCATGGCAAATGCGCCTGATGCGTTACTTTACGCCTCGTTGTTAGAGGCCGAGCCTTATTTGATGAATGATGCTCGAATCCAAACATGGGGTTCTTTGTACGACAGAGCAATCTCCACACTTTCCACATCCGATGAGAGTTCTCAATATTCGGGTGTTCCTCTTTCAATGTCTTTCGCAACGAGGTAAATCATGGCTGAAATGTCAAATTATCTAGAGAACGCTCTTATTAACGCTACCCTGCGTAATACGAGCTACACAAGCCCAACGACTGTTTATGTGGCGCTTTACACAAGCGACCCAACTGATGCTGATTCAGGTACTGAGTGCTCTGGCACTTCATACGCTCGTCAGGCTGTGACTTTCGGCGCTCCTTCTAACGGAGTGTCGACAAACTCAGCCGCTGTTGAATTCCCTCAAGCTGGTGGCTCATGGGGAACGATTACCCATATCGGTATTCGTGACGCATCGACCTCTGGCAACCTTCTGTATCACACAGCCCTAGATGCTTCTAAAACCATCGCCACGGGTGATGTGTTCAAGATTGCCTCTGGTTCTCTGAGCGTTACATTGGCGTAATGGCTGACCTGCTCCCACCTTGGTCAATTGACTCGCTTGACAACTTAAAAGCGAGTATTGACCAACTTACCCTGTCGTTAGATAGTCCTCTTTATCAAACCTCGGTAACTTTGTGGGATGCGTATGGTTCAGTTAACGCCTCGGCTACTGTTTCCGCTGATGCGATAAGAGTTCAGTTAGCCGCCGCCTCGATTACAGCCTCTGCAAGCGCTTCATGTGATGCGACTAGAGTTCAGTATGCCTCTGGAGATATATCGGCTTCTAGCACCGTTTCCTGCGATGCAACGAGGGTTCAGTTTGCTTCTGGTTCTGTTGACGCTTCTGCCACAGTAACAGCGGCTGGAACAAGAGTTCAGTTTGGTTCTGGTGCGGTTGATGCGTCAGCTACTGTAACGGCTCAAGGCATCAGAGTTCAATTCGGTGCTGGTTCTGTTACCGCTGACGCTACTGTTACTTGTTTAGGTGGCATTGTAGCGAGTGGAAGTGCGGATATATCTGCTGCGGCTACTGTAACGGCAGAGGCTATCCGAGTCCGTGAGGCTGTTGGGTCAATAACTGGAACGGCAACAGTAAGCGCCTTGGGTGGCATCATTGCTGATGGCACAGCCCAAATCTCTTGTGAAGCAACAGTCGAGGCTAACGCTTATGGAATATTTGACTTTTCTGCGAGTATTTCTGGCAACTCTACTGTTACTTGCAATGGGGTGCGTCTGGGCGATAATTGGTCTGACATTTCTGTTGGCGACAATACTTGGGATGATGTGTCGCAAAATAACAACACATGGACACAAATTAGCGTAAGCGATAACACATGGTCGGATGTTTCAGCCAACTCAAACACATGGTCTGAAGTGTCGCAAAATAACAACACTTGGTTAAGGCAATGATATGCAAAGAATCGCAATGGGTGAATGGCTACCCGACCAGCCTGGTCTAATCGGTGGGATTACTGTTGCATCGAATTGCTATCCCACATCTACTGGTTACGCTCCTTTTCCTCAAGAGGCTGATTTCTCTGCCGCTGCCGCTGAGAATCTCAGTTCTCTTGTGTATGTCAAGAATCAATCTGGTACTGCAAAACTCTACGCTGCTGGTCTGACAAAAATCTATTCTGTGGATTCTGTTGGTGCGCTTACTCAGGCTTGGTATCAGACAGGTACTTACTCACAAAGTGGAAGCACGACTTTGACTGTGACAGCTACGGCTCACGGCTTTAAGACGGGGGATTCTGCTTATCTGAACTTCACAAGTGGAACAGCCGCTGATGGTCAATTTACTGTAACCAAGGTGGATGCCAACAGTTTCACAGTTACGACCACTTCAGCGACAACTAGCGGTAATGTGCAGATTTCTCAGACTGTGAACGGATATAGCACTCCTGCTAACAATATCTTCAGATTCACAAAGTTCGGTAGTCTTGTTATCGGAACAAACTTCTCCGAAAGATTGCAGTATCTCAATGCTGATGGTGGGACTTCGTTTAAGAATCTCTCCGATGATGCGCCTGTTGCTAAGTTCATTACTGTGGTTCGTGACTTTGTAGTGGTTGCTCACTTGCAAGAATCCTCAACTACTAAGCCGTTTAAGGTTCAATGGTCTGGCATTAACGCTGAATCTAGTTGGACAGCAAGCCAAACCACTCAATCAGATTCTCAGGAACTGGCAGATGGTGGACATATCAAAGGTATCCGTGGCGGTGAATATGGCCTCATCCTGATGGAAAAAGGCATTTACCGCATGACTTATGTCGGAACGCCTTTCGTATTCCAGTTTGACAACATTTCCCGTGGTAAAGGATGTGTGGCTGAAGGCTCAATCTGTCAGTATGACGCATTGACTTTCTTCTTGTCTGACGATGGTTTTTATGTATGCGATGGTCAGCAAGTCGTACCAATCGGTGCGGAAAAGGTCGACCGCTTTTTCTTTGAGGATGCAGACTTAGACCTAACCACAATGTCCTCTGCGGCTGACCCTATCCGTAAACTCGTTATCTGGAACTACAAGAATAAGTTTGCGGTTCGTAAGATGATTGTTTACAACGTGGTTACTAAGAAGTGGAGCCAACTAGACGCTACCGCTGACTATATTTCGGATGCCTCAACCGCCTCGGTGACTTTGGAGCAATTGGATAGCGTGAGCGCCTCTTTAGATGCTTTGCCTACCCCAATGGATTCGCCACTTTATGCTGGTGGTAAGTTCTTCTTAGGTGGGACTGACGGGACTAAAGTGATTACTTTTAACGGATTGCCAAAGTCTGCTGTTTTGGAGACAGGTGACATTTCCACAGGTGGAATGGCGATGGTTAACCTTGCCAAACCTCAAGTGGACAATGGTTCTGCGACTGTTGCCTTGGCTTCTCGACTTCTCCTAAACGAGAATGTCACTTACGGAAGCGATGTGGCGGCTGACTCTGACAATCGTGTTTCTATGCGGGGTGCAGGAAGATACCACCGACTGCGAGTTAAGCCTACTGGTGACAACTGGAAAATGGCTGTGGCGGTAGATGTTGAAGTTATCCCGATGGGGTCTCGATAATGTTTAGGCTTCTTCCGATATTCGGTTCAGACCCGAGGGCTACCGCTGAGATAGTCAACGGGATTATGAATGGCAAGACGAACAATCATGGGACTGTGACGCTTGCCACGGGAAACGCCACGACCACAACTTTGACTGACGAGCGAATCAGCCCAACGACAAAGATTATTCTGATTCCGTTCTCGTCTGCGGCTTTTACTGACTCGACTCCTTATGGGGCTTTTCAGGATTCCACAGACCAAACAGCGGCATCGACCACGGCTGCTTATGCGGTAACTTTTAACACCACAGACTTTTCTCACGGGATTTCTGTTGTCAGTAATTCTAGGATTACAGCTAAAAGTTACGGAATCTACAACGCACAATTCAGCCTTCAGTTCGCCAATACTGACAGCCAGATTCAGGATATTGATATTTGGTTTACCAAGAATGGCACGAATATAGCCAACTCAAACAGCCGTTTTTCTGTTCCTAACTCTCATGGTGGAACTGATGGGCATTTGATTGCTGCCCTGAATTTCTGGATTGAACTGAACGCAAACGACTATTTTGAGCTAATGTGGCGCACGACTAGCACAGCGGTTTCTATCCAGCAGATTCCGACCCAGACTAGTCCGACAAGACCCGCCACCCCGTCTGCGATTTTGACTGTGAACTTTGCCTCGTCAAATGGGACAAATGCCGCAGGGGATTACGGGGTTTACGCAAGCGCCCAGACTAAGGGAAGTGCGACCTTAACCCACTTTGCAAACTCAACTTCCGACAAAACTTATGCTTACATTTTGGTAGGCTAGTGTATATAATTGGCTCCGTGGATGACCCGCCTCGGAGTCCCTTGAAAGAAAGGTGCTTTTATGGCAATCGAAACCGCAACAACATCATCCACAACACAGATTGACCCAACAGTTCAGCCGTTCATAAAGTACGGCCTAACAGAGGCGCAACGCCTTTACCAAGCTGGTGGGCCTCAGTTCTTTACAGGTCAGGGTTATGTTGGCCCATCACAGGCTACCCAAACAGGTTTAGCGGCACTTCAAGCCAGAGCCGCTGCTGGTAGCCCTTTAACTGGTGCTGCACAGAATCAACTTTACGGAACGATTCAGGGTGATTATCTTGGTGGAAATCCTTTCTTTCAGGGTGCTTTTCAACCTGCTGCACAAGCCGCTACAACTCAGTTCAATAAAGCAATTGGTGACATTTCGTCAGCCGCTTCAAAGGCTGGTCGTTACGGCTCTGGTGCAATGACAAACCTTCAGAATCAAGCTGCCACTACTTTGGCAAATAGTCTGACAGGCACAGCAGGACAATTGGCTTATCAGAATTACGCCGCAGAGCGTGCTCGTCAGCAATCAGCAACAATGGCGGCTCCTGAATTGGCTCAAGCTGATTACGCAGACATTAACAAGATGTTGGCAGCAGGTCAGTTTGGTGAAGGCTATGAACAGCAAGCACTAGAGGCGGCTAAACAGAAGTTTGCTTACGAGCAGAATCTGCCACAAGCACAACTCCAAACCTACTTGTCGAATATTGGTGCGGTTCCAAGAGGAACAACCTCAACATCACAAACGCCTTTCTACACTAACCCTCTGGCGACAAACCTCGGAACAGGTTTGTTAGGGCTTCAGCTTTTGAACAAAGCCTCTCCATATCTTCAGAGTGGTTACAACTTCTTAACTGGTGGTGGTTCGTCATACACAGGTTCAAGCGACCTTGACCGTTTGATTGGATTAGCATAATGGCATTACTTGATTCACTTTTTGGACAAACCCCAAGCTACTATGGTGGCTTGTTGGGTGAAGATGAGCTTTCTCGCTTACGCCAACAGGCTCAAGAGCAAGGAACTCTGAACACAGCAATGGCGCTACTCCAAGCGGGTGCGCCTAGCCGTACACCTGGCGGTGGCGCTTTGGCTATCGCACAAGGTCTGCAACAAGGTCAACAGGCTTATCGTCAGGCTTTGAACCAAGGCTTGCAAGAAAAGATGGTTGGTCTGCAAATTGGCGAACAAATGCGTAAAACGCAAGAAGCACAGCGTATGCGTGAAATGTTCCCTCAAGTTTTCCAAGTCACTCAAACGCCAGAACAACTCACAATGTACGGACAGCCAACACAAGGCGTTATCCGTGATGATGAGGGTAATTTGATGCCTGGCGGTGGCGTAACTCCAGCAAGGCAAAATGTTTCCATTGATACCAACAAATTGGCTGCTTTAATTAGTCAGTCAAGCAATCCTTTGGAGTCATTGGCAACAGTCTCTAAATTGATTCCTGATTTGCGTAAGGCTGGACTTACTGGCGGCATGACACAAGGAGAAAACCCATTCTCTGTTTATGCAAATGACCCAACTGTTCCGACAGCTTTGCGTCAAGTTGCCGCAAACTACCAACAAAGCTACGCCAGAGGTTTGATTGACCAAGAAACTGCTGACAAGCGTTTGGCTGACTTGGGTGCTCGGGTTCAGTCTGCTCAACAATTCCAACAATCTCAAGCTGGATTAGAGGAACAACGCAGAGCTTCAAATTTGTTGGCTCAAGGACAGCAAGCAATTAGCGGAATGATGGCACAAGAGAAGCTGGATGCGGCAAAAGAAAAGCGTGAGCTTGCCGCTACAACTAAATCTGAAGCCAAATCACAACTTACAGACATTGTTGGTTCTTTGAAGAAGAACTACGAAACTCTGAAAGAGCAAGGCGGCATTGTTAGCACCTCTGAGTCTGGAATCGGAAACATTGGCGCTCGATTGAGTTCTTCTGGTTTGGGTCAGGCTATTGGCGGTGCTGTTGGTGCTAGAACTCAAGAAGAACGCCAAAAGATTGAGCAAACTCGGCCTTTGTTGCTGAACTTGATTAAAAACGCCACAGGCATGAGCGCACAGCAAATGAACTCTAATGCCGAAATGCAACTTTACTTGAACGCAGCTACAAACCCACAACTAAGCTATGAGGCCAACTTAGAAGCCTTGAAGAACTTAGACAGTTTGTATGGTTTAGGTGTTGTTGCTAAAGACATTGAGAAAGAGCTAAAGAATCCCGCCAAGCCTTCTGGCCCATCTAAAAGTTCTTGGAAATAAATATGGCTGATATTACAGTTTCTTTTGCTGACGGAACATCTCATATTTATGAGAACGCACCAGATTCTCTGAGCCGTGACGATGTTTTAAAGCGTGTTTCTAGCGACTTTCCAGATAAGCGTGTAGAAGGCTTATCCCGTGAGTCTTACAAGGAAATGGGCGCACTTGATGTAGCAACAAAAGCAGTTAAAAACCTGCCATCGTCAACAGCCAAAATGGTTGGGGACATTGTTTCTGCTATCTCAAGCCCACTCCAAACAGGCAAGGCCATTCTTGATGTTGGTGCTGGAACTTTGCAAAACATTCTCCCTGAAAGTCTTGTTAAGGCTATCGGAGAGGATAAGCCATCACGCCAAGCCGCAAGCCAAGTGGCTCAAATGTATGTTGACAAGTATGGTTCAGCAGAAAGCGCTAAACGAGCGATTGCTACTGACCCTGCTAGTGTCATGGCTGACATTTCAACCATCTTAACTGGTGGCTCAATGGCTGCCGCAAAAGCCCCGCAAGTGGCTTCTGCGCTATCAAAAGCAGCTACTGCTGTTGACCCTTTGGCTTTAACTGCAAGAGGCGCTACTGCGGCTGTAAAAGGTGCCGGCGGTGTTGCTGAAAAGGTTTTAGGCGTTACCACAGGTGTTGGTACTGAGCCGATTACACAGGCTTTTAAGGCTGGTGTGGAAGGTGGTCAGCGTGGTCAACAGTTCTCGCAGAATTTGCGTGGAACTGCCGACATGATGGAAGTTTTGGATATTGCAAAACAGAATCTTGACCAAATCCGTCAAGACCGTGGCGCAACATATCGAGCAAACATGGCAAATATCAAGGGCGACAAAACCGTTCTTGACTTTGCTGGTATTGATAAAGCGCTTGGTGAGGCTTTTGACAAAGTTTCTTTCAAAGGCCAGATTAAAAACCAAGAAGCTGCCACCAAATTGTCAGAGGCTCAATCCATTATTGACGATTGGAAGAAACTAGACCCTGCTGAGTATCACACCCCTGAAGGTATTGATGCTCTGAAGCAAAGCGTGGGGCAGATTCTTGAGGGTTTACAACCTCGCACAACATCAGACACCGTTGTTAAGGGCGTTTATAACTCAATCAAAAACGAGATAAATAAACAGGCTCCAACTTACGCAAAAACAATGAAGTCTTACTCTGATTCAACTGAGTTGATTCGTGAGATTGAGAGGGCATTGTCTTTGGGTGATAAGGCTTCTGCTGATACCGCAATGCGTAAATTGCAGTCTTTGATGCGTAACAATGTGAATACAAATTACGGTCAAAGATTAAAACTTGCCCAACAATTAGAAGCCCAAGGTGGTCAGCAAATGATGCCTGCTTTGGCTGGACAAGCATTGTCTGATTGGACTCCAAGAGGAATTCAAAGAGCCACAGCGCCTTTGGGTGGTGTTGGTCTGTTCTCTGTTGGTGGCGCTCCTGCTGTGATTGGTGGCGCTATGGCTTCTTCACCCCGCATGGTTGGTGAGGCGGCTTATGGTGCTGGTAGAGCGACTAGAGGGTTATTGGATGTTGGTCAGCGTATTCCTGAACTTGACTATCCAACAATGTTTAATTTGCTTTATCAAGCAGAACAAATGAAATAAAGGAAAATCATGTCAAAAGACAAAATCAGCGATTACAGCAGTACCGCAAACTCAAACACGGACATTGCTGGCATTAACATAGACGAGGGTTGCGCTCCTTCAGGGATTAACGATGCCATTCGCACATTGATGGCTCAGTTAAAGACATGGCAAAGCGGTGGGCAGGATGTTTACATTCACCCTGCTGGTTCTGCTTCGGCTCCTTCTATTACAGCGAATGGAGACACCAACACAGGTATCTTCTTCCCTGCTGCTGACACTATTGCCTTTGCTGAAGGTGGTGCGGAGATTGCACGGTTTGACAGTTCTGGTAACTTAGGTTTAGGTGTTACGCCTAGTACATATTCAATAGGTAAAGTTGTTGAAGTGGGTTTCGCTGGTAATTCATTTTGGGGCTACGCTGCAAACACAAACTTAGTAACACAAAACGTTAATTTAGCATCTGGTGCTTTGAGATATTCAAGTACTAACCCCGCTTCTTTCTATCAGCAATCTTCAGGTGTTCACACATGGGGTGTTGCCCCATCAGGCACAGCAGGTAACGCCATCACCTTCACCCAAGCAATGACGCTTAATGCTAGTGGGAATTTGGGTGTTGGTCTAACCGATCCTTCTGCTTATGGCTCAAGTGTTCGCTTGCAGCTTTATAGAACATCTTTTCCTGAATTGTGTTTTGCTGATGATGCAACACCGTCTGCTACTGCTGCACCGAGAATTTCCGGTGGTAACGCTGAAATGCGGTTTAGCACCAACGGCTCAGAACGCGCCCGTATCGACTCCAGCGGTCGATTGCTGGTGGGAAAAACCTCAGCTGGCGATACTGTACTAGGTACTCAAATAGGTGGTGACGGATATATTACAGCCACTCGTTCAGACTCTACAAACGCGAATACTACATACCACGTTTATTCAACTGCTGCTGGTGCGTATCGTTTCTATGTTGGCATGGCTGGTACTGTTTTTGCAACATCTACAACAATCAGCGCAATTTCTGATATTCGCTTTAAAGAAAATGTCCGTGACTTGAATGTAGGTCTTGCTGAAGTGATGGCGTTAAAGCCTCGCTTGTACGATTGGAAAGAAGGTAAAGGCGCTGACATTAAGAATGCCCGTGGTTTTATCGCCCAAGAGTTTGAGGAAGTATTTCCTGACCTGATTGACGAATGGAAAGAAGCGCCACCAGAAGGTGAAGAACCCTACAAGTCAGTTCGTGCAGACCTGATTCCTGTTTTGGTCAAAGCCATCCAAGAACTCAAAGCAATCGTAGACGCACAAGCTGTTGAAATCGCAGCATTGAAAGGTTAAGCATTATGACAATCACATGGAAAATCAATAACCTAGAACGCCAAACCTCTGATGGTCTTGTAACAGTAGTGCATTGGGGTGTTACTGCAACTGAGGCTAGCAATGACCCTGAGAAGCCCTATGGTGCAGGTGTCTACAACACACAAGCCCTAGAACGTGGTGACTCATTCGTGAACTACGACACCCTGACTGAAGAAACAGTTCTTGGTTGGTTGTGGGGCAAGATTGACAAAGAAGCTGTGGAAGCTGCTCTAGAGGCTCAGATTGAGGCTCAAAAAGCGCCAGTAACCGCTAACGGCTTGCCTTGGGGTGAGTAATGGCAACCATTGACGCAACAGACGCTCGTCTGTCTACGCATGAAGAAGTGTGTGCGATGCGTTATGAGTCTATTAACAAGGCTCTAGAGCATGGCGAAAAGCGCATGACTAAGATTGAATATCTGCTTTATGCGGTGATGGCTGTTGTACTGCTCGGCCCTGGTGTCGGGGCTGAGTTCTTCAAGAAACTTCTGGGGATTTGATATTGACCCGATTTCTGCAATGCTCATGCTGTCAAGCGCACTCAAGGGCATACGCTCTTGCTGTGAGATGCTGTCAGAGGGCAAAGCAGAGATTCAGCGAATAAAGAAGGGGATTTCTGATGCTAAAGAGATTGCAAAGGAAGTTTCTGGCTTTTGGTCTTGGATTCAAGGGCTTTTCTTACCGAAGGATAAACAGCCTAGCGTTGTTGTCAAGGTTGAAGAACCGAAGAAGAAAGTAAAAGATGAATATGTTGATTACATCCCTGATGAAGATGCTGTAATCGACCAATTCATTCGCCATGTTGGAGACTTCTTTAAAGCGCAAGCCTATTTGGTGGCCTATAAAGAGGATTTAGAAAGAAAGGTCTTTAGTTCGTCACATGGAGACAATAACATTGGCGCATTGGAACTTATCTCGATTGAGACAAAGTTGGTCAAGTGTGGTGCGGAACTAAGGGAGTTGATGAACGAGGCTCCTGCTCAACTCGGGCCTTTGTACAGTCGTTATAAAGCGATGTACTCTAAGATTCTTGATGAACAAAAGAAAGCTAGGGAAAGGGACAGAAGAAACGAAAAGCAGAGGCGCATAGACCAAATTAAGACGGAGAATGACAGGGTTGACCGCTGTGTTCCGCATTGGGTAACGCTTGGGCTAATCATTATCTTTTGGGTGTTTGTATGGCTAATATCGCAGAGTACGATGCAAAAATCTACTTTTGGGGGATGGTCTTATTCGCCACAGTTAGTTTTATCGCACTCCCTGCCGTTGCCTTTATCTATCTCGATAACAAGATTCTCTCTGAGCAAATGAAGGCAGACAGAAAGAAAACAGAGCAACTTAAACAGAAACTTGAAGAACAACTGAAAGAGGTAAAGCGTGAGACTCCTACCAATCCTAATCCTGATGGCGCTAGTGGGGTGCGAGGACAGATACCGATACACCTGCCAAAACCCCGACAAGTTCAATTTACCTGAGTGCCAAAAGCCTCGGTGTTTGTTTACCCAGACTTGCCCAGAATATTTAGTTGCACCTATCTTGGAGAAGAAAATTGAACAACCCCAACAAGCCGCCTCTGAGTCCAAGTGAGATTGAGGTTAGGGTGTGGGCCTTTGTGGTCGGCATCGTGACTGTCATTCTTGCTGGAATCGTATTCTTCATGCTGTATTCGGTGACCTTCGTGACACAGCCGATTAAAAGCATGGCTCCCATCGACCAAGGTTATCTCAAGATGCTGAACGACATTGTTTTGCTGATTGTTGGTGGCATTGGTGGGGTGATGACTAAACGAGCCGTTAGCTCATCTAGCTCACCTAGTGAGCCACCAAAGGGAGAATCGCCCCCAAAGCAAAGTGACCCATCAGGTGCGTTGCCTGTATGGGTCAATCCTGAACTAGATGAGACTTGGGTTCCACCACCACCGCCAACCACTCCAGCAGACCATTTGGAGCCTGACCATGAGCGTGAGGAATTGGCACTTGCAAGGGCAGAACTGAAATGATAAATCCGTGGCTGATTATTGGCGGTATTTGTATCGTTCTCGGAACTTACAAGTATGGCACTCATACTGGTTACAAAGAGCGTGATGCTGAGATGCAAGCTGAGATTGCTCGGTTAAATGAGGAATCTCGTGCCAAAGAACAGAAACTCGCCCAAGACTTAAACAACACATCTTCACAACTGAGAGAGGCTAACGATGTTGTCACTAAAAAACAAACTGATTTGGATGCTGCCATTCGTGCTGGTCGGGTGCGGCTCAACTCCTCAAGTTGCGTACAAGCCGCCACAAGTGCCGCCTCTGCCAGCGGAAATCAAACCGAAGCAAGCGAATCTGAGCGAGAGACTCTCCGACTTATTGCTCAACTCGCAGCAGAAGGGGATAGGGCAATCAACGAACTCAACGCCTGTATCGCAGCCTACAACCAAGTAAGGGATACGATAAATGGTCAACGCTGAACAACTGGCAAAACTCCATATCGGTGCTGAATGGGTTGATGCGCTTAACGAGACTTTCCACAGGTTTAATATTGACACTAAGCGCAAACAAGCCGCCTTTATTGGTCAATGCTCACATGAGTGCGGAAACTTCAGGATTCTTGAAGAAAACCTAAACTATCGTGCCGCCACCTTAATGAAGCTGTGGCCTAAACGCTTCCCAACTCAAGAGATTGCCAACAGCTACGAAAAAAATCCTAAACGCATCGCCAACATGGTTTACAGCGGTCGTATGGGAAATCGTGACGAGGCTTCTGGCGACGGGTATCGTTTCCGAGGCCGTGGATGTATCCAATTGACAGGGCATAGCAACTATTTCCACGCAGGAAAAGCTCTCGGAGTTGACTTCGTGATGGAGCCTGACCTTGTAGCAACTCCAAAGTTTGCCGCCCTGACTGCTGGATGGTTTTGGTCAACCCACAACTGTAACGAGCTTGCAGAAAACGGAACGCCTTTAGACTCGGCTGGAGAGTCCACTTGGGCTAACCTGACCAAGAAAATCAATGGTGGGACTATTGGACAGGCTGATCGAATAAAGCATATCCGTGAGGCTCTAGCCGTTCTCTGATGCTTTCAACGGCTAGGATGTAACCCTGAATAAAGAACTCACGCTCTGTCGGGGTGCATTTTGTCCCGCCCAACATCGTCTCTAGGGCTTTCTGGGCTTGTAGGTAAGTCTGTTTTGTCTGGCTTATCATCTAAGTCCCTGCCAAATATTGCATCCCAACGGGAATTATATTCTTCCTGAGAAACGCTGATTGGGCGTGGTGCGCTGCCTTTACTCATTTGACGCACTCCAAATCGCCATGAGAGCAATAAATATCAATCCAACTATAAGAGCGCCCAAACCAAGAATCGTTACAAGAATCAAGATATTCGTCATACAACTCCCCTATGAGAATCATTCCAAAGACTAAGAAAATCATTTAGCCACCATCACTCTCTGCTGTCTACCTGACTTTCCTACCCTTGTGCCGTTTATCTGAATAAAGCCTTTGTCTAAAAGCGCCTTGTATCTTGCCGTTATCGAGGAATATGGCATAGAAGGAAACATCTCAAGAATCTGGTCGCTGATGCAACCAGCCTCGCCAAAGCCTTTAATCGCCTCATAGACGAGCTTTTCTAACCTTGATGTGTCAACCTTCTCTGCCGCCTCAAAAGAGGTTTGTGGGTCGTTTTTACGAAACAATTTACCGAAAAATGTGCCAAATTCCATGTGTCTTACTCCGTCTTAAGTTGGCTTGAATTTTCTCAAAAATCTATATCTTCGTCTTTAGGAAAGTCGTTTTTTTCCTTTGGTTGGTTCAGATAACACCAACCAGACCAACCGCCCTCAACTACTGGAACTTGGTCAATCTTGAGCATTGGCCCGTTCTTTGTCTCAATGACTGAGCCGATTCGCTGATAGCGGTTCTTTTCCTGACCTTCAGAATTTGTGTATTTGCCCACGATTGTGGAGACTTCATATTGTGTTTTAGCCATTGTTTTCTTTCAAATCATTTAGTTTGCTTACTTTTACATCCAATTCCATCAGAAACGACAGAACTTCTTTCTCCAGCATTGATATGTAATCTTCATCCCTTTGGACTCGCTTAATAAACAACTGGAGTTCTTTTGGCATCCGTGGGTCAAAACTCACGAAATCGCACCATTGTCGGTCGGTGCAAGACATTTGCCATTGCATCTGAGTGACATATTTGCCTGGCACAGTCTGCGTCAGCAAGGTATCAATATGCGTAGCTGTGTTTGGGCATTTGATTTCCACCAGACCATCATCCCCAACAATCCCATCAGGTGATGCGCCAGCCTGTTCAATGCGTGGGTGGGTAATCATGGCTACCTCATCCACTAAAACATCCATCTTTGCCTCATACGCTGCCCTAGCAAGCGGTTCGTTATCCGTACCCCATTGCATTGCGGCATTTGTGTAGGACTCTGCCACAGTTCCTGTCATGCGCTCACAGACCAATTGCGCCATGTAATTCTCACGGCTGGTTGAATATCCTGTTTTGGTCTTGGCAATCACATCAGCTACTCGGCTTGCGGTTACTTTACCCAAGCGCTGTGCGAACCATTCTGGTGTTCCCTGTTCAATCATTCTTGACCTTTCAATTTCAATCCATGTTCAGCCATGGCTTCTCTAACAAGTTGTACGCCTTTTGCGCCCAAGTTAGGAATTCTTTTTAAATCTCGTATATCCCATTTACATAACTGTTCTTTTGTATAAATATCTTCTGCTCTTAAGCAACGAAAATATCTAACTGGTAAATTTAACTCATGCAAATCAGCATTTTTATATAGTTGCTCTCGTTCTTTTTCTGCCACCCATTCCGCATGGATTCTGTCGCGATGATTTACCATTTCAATCGCTAACCGATAAGCTGTTTGAGCCAATGCAAATGGATTGGTAATTCCAAATTTTTCAACTTGTGCTGTCATTGCGTTTGTCGCAAAGTGATCTAACAATTCTTCTTTAGTCATGCCAAACTCGCTTTCTTTTCGTCTTTAGCTGCAATGATTTTCTTCTGCCAGTTGGCATCAGTCCCACAAGCCTTGTAAGCCGCTGTGTAAGCCGCCTTTAGTTCGTCAGAATCTTTTGCGTCTTGGATTGCAATCAGGTGGTCAGCCATTGCGCTTGAATCCACAGTTGTCTTTTTAGGTCTGACAGCAGCCTCACCATCGTCATCCTCTGGAGCGATGCCGCAAGCTGCCATGAGTGACGCTCTGCGACCATAAGTCAAAGCTGACATAAAGCCTTGTGGGTCGTTCTTTTGTGCAGGGAAGAACAGGCAACCACACTCAAGCATTTCACCTGATTCGTGGACAAACACAGTCTCAACCATGATGCCGTTCTGATGGTCGTAATTCTTCTGAAGCAAGAAGATGCCATTGTTATTCAATGCGTCAATCACGGCCTCAACGCAGTTTGAGAGATTTGCGTATTTGCTACGGAAGTGTGGATTAGTTGCAGTCTTGAGTGCAGGGCCAAATTCTTTTTGTGCTTTGACCAAAGCTGTTGCGATATTTTTCATTTTGTACCCCACACAAAAATGTCCAAGATAACAACAGCGAAAGCCACCAAGCTGACAGCAATCATTACTTTGTCAACGAGAGGCATTGTGTCGCTTGGGACTTCTATTGCTGCGCCATTCTCAAGTGTGGCAGGGAACGCCTCATTGAGTGTGCGTGGGAAAGTGCGGGTGGTGTCATTGATTTCCATAAGTTACTCCTTAAAAGACCTTCGGCGAAGGCATGACTAGATATTACTTGATTCCAGCTTATGTGTGACCATAAAGCCAAAAATAAATCCGATTGCTGTTGTCAAAATGCGACATTCCATTGTCCACTCAGCAGGGTTAAAGCTAACCGAGATGAATGAACCGATGAGATAGAAGAACGCAAGAGTCACAGCGAACGGGAGCAGGGTTAGGGCGATTGTCTTTATCACGGCGTTTTCTCCAACCTTTAGCGATAAACATTATCAAGAGCCTTCAAATTGAGAGTGTCAATTGCGTAATCAATCTCTCGCTGAATTGCATCGTCTTTCTGATACTTTGCGTATTGGCGCTCAAAGTCCTCGATGACGCTTTCAGAGAGAAGGTTGTAAATGCAATCTTCAGAATTGATGTAGACATTCCACAAGCTGCCTGTGTACTGTTCAAAGTGACACACGAACTTAGCGCTGGAATCGTGGTGGGTGAGGGTAAGAATATCGAACATATAGATACCTTATTCGATGAAATATTAAGACTCAAGATAAACAGAAGGGGCAACTTCAACCTGAAATTCGTTGATTGCCCAATACATTGTTTTTACAGCATCACGCTGAGATTCCAAGGATTTGTAAAGCTCAACTTGACCATTGTTGTGCGCTTGGATAAGTTCTGCGTTGATTGCGTTGTATTTTTCAACAAGCAATTGATACGCTTGGTCTAATGTTTCAAGAATTTGTGTTTCCATCTAAATGCTCCTTAAAAGACCCTCACAGCGAAGGCATGAATAAATCATAAGACAAAAACAACGCCTTGCAAAAATATTTTTAGTGTGTTGTAAAAACCAAACAGTTTTGTCGCCTTTTTGATACACAATAAATTATGTACTTCCCAAAATGCTTTCCTGACCACAAAACTTATAGAGAATGGGTGGGTTACGCCAAACAAGCGAGAGAGAATGTTTCTCCCTGCGAGGACTGTCTTGTTTCCTATGAACTCAAGATGAAATCACAGGGTAGATGCGAGAGGAATTGGTTAACAAAAAACTTAGTCATTGGCAGAAAATCATTATCCCAAGGAATGTTTGAATGAAACTCAGAAACGCTCACAAAGACCTATTAAAACGCCTGACCTATGGCCCGAAATCCACAAAGTCTTTCACTCACGGAGACTCAGGAAACAGCCAGCTTGGTGTTCACTTTCAGAGATACCTAGACGAAATGGCGCAACAGGGTCTCGTTGTTGTAATTTCGCAACACGGAGAAGATATGTGGCATATCACAGAGCATGGTCGGAAAAATCTCGATGCTCCGAAGATAGCGACAACAAGAAAAATCGTAGCTGGCACGACTGTCGGCAATTACGATGGTAGAGAATTGACTAGGACTTGTCAGCGACCTGGTGCGTATGAATTCCTAGACTATCCCTCGCTCATGGGTGATGAGCGTATTTACAGAGGTGTTTTATGAAAACTTTGATTGGACTCTCACTAGCCTTAGCTTCTTTTGTCGCACAGGCTCAAATGTCAACCCACACCTATTGGGTGAATGGTAAGGCTGTCACTTGCACCACATCGTGCTTTGGCAATGGTCAATCTTGCACAACTAACTGTTTCTGATGAGCTACGCTGACATTGAAATGAAGGTTGTGCAATGGGGAGAGAAGCGAGGAATCGTGCAAAACTCTACCCCAGAGGCACAAGCCACAAAGACTCAGGAAGAACTCAACGAGCTTATCGAGGCCATTAAATCTGGCGATAGGGCGGCTATGGCTGATGCCTACGGAGATATTCTGGTGACTTTAGTCATGGGCTGCGCCTGTGCTGACTTAGACCTTGTGGAGTGCTTCAAAGGCGCTTATGAGGAAATCAAAGACCGCAAGGGTTATCTCGGGGCTGATGGAATCTTTGTGAAAGAGGTATAATGTTTTGAAACAGGGCTAGGTCTGAAGTCATGAGCAGACCGAAAAGCGAACCTCCCGCCTGCCTGCGTTTCTTTTCTGGAGGGTTTGCGAGGATGCCTTATGGCCACAAAAGTCGATATATGGATGCCGCTATACATTGCGGATTATTTGTCTGCCACCTCACGGCTGACTACCGAACAACATGGAGCATATTTGCTTCTTCTAATGGATTATTGGAAAAATGGCGCTCCGCCTGACAATGATTCAGTTCTTGCACAAATAACGAAACTTTCACCAGATGCTTGGGCTAATGCTCGGACTATGCTTCAACCATTCTTTGAAATACAAGATGGAGCATGGTTTCAGCCTAGAGTTGAAAACGAAATGGCAAAAGCCAATCACAACAAACAGGCTAACAAAGAGCGTGGTTTAAAGGGTGCTCAGGCTAGATGGGGTAATAAAAATACTCCAAGCATAGTCCAAGCATACTCTGAGCAATGCTCGGCAGATAGCACATCACCTTCACCTTCATCTTCAAAAAATAAAAAGAAAGAGAAAGCAACTAGCGTTGCTTGTCCTGATTCTGTTGATAAACAGGTTTGGAATGATTGGATGACAGTACGCAAAGATAAAAAAGCCAAGACGCTCACCGAAACTGGATGGAATCAGTTTGTTAAGCAGGTAGAAAAAGCTGGCTGGACTATTGAGCAAGCAATTAGCCATTGTTGTTTAAAGCAATGGGTCGGTTTTGAAGCTGATTGGGTAGCCAAAAAGACTAGTTATCAGGATGTTATCCACCAGACTACCCCAACACCTGCCAACCATGACGCTGCCCTACGCAAGATTGAGGAAGATGCAAAGAAGGCTGTTAAACCAAACTCTGAGGTTCAGGCCAAGATTGCTGAACTTTTAAGGGGTAGAGCATGATTTATAAAAATGGACTTAGAACACCTGAAAAACTGCGAAGCAAAAGAATGGCTGAACCGCTACGCACAGAAGAAATCGACTCTAGGCTCAAGAAAAGCGCTTGCATGGTGGATGGGCGTATTAGAGGACTTGCGGAGAATCAGAGGCGAGTCCGCTACTTTGGATTTGAGGCAGCGCATGAACAAATTGAAAGGTCAAAAATGATTTATAAAACTTTTGAAGATTGGTCAAATGGCAGGTTTTTAGAAACAGGTGAGCATAGAAAAAAGGCATACTCAAAAGAAGAATTAGACCTAATTGAGATGGGTTGGAATTATGGGCATGATGCTGGTGTAGAGTGGCAAAAAAGACAGTTAGCATTAGATAAAAAGGCAGATAACGCAAGAGAACTTGGTTTAGATTACGAGGTGAAGTCATGATAGAAATTGAATATGTTTTGACAGTACAAGACACACCGAAAGAAGAAAACAGTTTACATTGGTACGCATTTAATTATCGTAATGCTTCAACAGAAAATGCTAATGAAATGTTTTTGGCGCTTGAAAACTATGTTAATGAACAGGTTAAAAAAAGAACTTGTGACGAACTCGGAGTCTGCCAAAAAATAAACTGTGAGGTTTGTTTATGAGATACGCCGCTAGGGTAGACGCAAACCAAGACCAGATTGTTTCTGCTTTGAGGGCGGCTGGCGCTTATGTGTGGATTATCGGATTGCCTGTGGATTTGTTGGTTGGATACAACAATAAGACTTTTTTAGTTGAGGTTAAGACAGATTCAAAGAAAAAACTGACAAAATTACAGACAGAGTTTTTTGAGAAGTGGTGCGGTGGAACTCTCTGCCGCATTGATGGCCCTGAAGCAGCTTTACGAATTATTGGAGTGGTCAAGTGAGATACGAATTAAGAACACCAGAACAAGCAACATCTCTGATGCAGTCTCTTTGGCCTAAAGTCAAAGAAGCTATCAAAGGCGGTAAACAGTTATCGCTTGAGATTAAGCCTATCAACAAAAGCCGTGAGCAAGAAGAAAAGTATCACGCAATGATTGGCGAGATAGCAAAGCAAGCACAACACTTAGGCGCTAAGTGGATTGCTGAAGATTGGAAACGACTGTTGGTAGACCAATTTTGCAAAGATACAGGATTGACAGGAAGCAAAGTAATTCCAAATCTTTCTGGTGATGGAATCGTGCAACTTGGCTTTCAAACCCGCAACTTCACAAAAGAACAAGCAAGCGAGTTTGTTGAATGGCTACATTCTTGGGGTGCAAATAACGGAATCACTTTTACGGAGAAAACATGAGCGATATTCAATATTTCATTTTCGGTGCTTTGTTTGTTTTGATTTTCAAAATCTTAGCTGCCGCAACAGAAATTCTCATCAAGCACATTGAAAAATACAAATGAAGTTTGTCACGAAAGTAAATCGCAATACTGGCATGAATCCTATTGCCAGAGCGATTGCCAAGCAGAAACTCAAAGAATCAATAACAAGCCACAGAATCTCAATATTCCTTTTAGACGATGGTGAAGATGCCTCAAGCGAGATGGTCGCTACTTCCCTTCCCGTCTATGCAATGATGACTTGTTTAGAAGAACTCAAGCAGACAGACTCAGTTGAATATAGAAAGTTAAAAAGTGCAGGACACATTCTTTTACGATGCTCAGAATCAGGATTCAAGTGGAAACGAGAGTACACAATCACAATCGACAACGCCCTCGAAATCTGTCAAGAACAATGGACAAGAATCCCACCACAAACCCTCAACCGAGCGATTAATGCCCTCACTTCAGCGCCTGTTAAGCAGAACTGAAGAAGATGGAGACTGCCTGATTTGGAAATCCACCCTGAACCACAACGGCTATCCGACCATTCGGTTTTCGCAAAAGACTTGGAATGTCAGAACAGTTATCGGGATTCACTACGGAAAGTCAAAGCGCAAAGGGGATGTTTACACCACAATCTGCAAAAACAAACTCTGCTTGGCTGAAGGACACATGAGGGCGGTTAGCCGAAAGGTCTTAGCCGAGAAAATGGACAAGTCTTATGCCTCAAATCCTGTGAGGGCGGCAAAGATTTCAGAAAGCAGCCGTAAACGGGGCAAATTGAGCGTAGAGAAGGCTAATTTAATTCGGTTAAGCCCTGACACCCAGAAAGCACTTGCAGAGCGCTATGGGGTCTCTAAACGGGTCGTGTGGGAGATAAAGCGTGGAATTAGGTGGAAAGACTACAAATCTAACTTTTGGGGTGGTTTATGACAAAAGATGACATTATCCGTTTTGCAATTAAATGCAAACTTGTAAACACAAATAATCGTGATGGCATTTACATGGATGCGCTTATAGACTTTGCCAAACTGGTAGCAGAGCGTGAGCGTGAAGAATGTGCAAGGCTTTGTGAAGAAGAACGAATAAATGCTGTTCATTATTCCGCAACAACTCAATCAAACTGGTTAGCTAGAAAGATAAGAGCAAAATGATTCATTATCATGGTATGCCAATAACTCCTGCCACAGCCGCCGCCAAAGCCGTTGATGCTGGTCATTCGTTTGTGTCGTTTGCCCATCCTGACCAACTTTCTATTGCAATTGAACTTTGTCAGTCGTTTGCAATTGATAATGGTGCGTTCTCAGCTTGGAAAAGTGGGAATCCAGTAAAAGATTGGGATGCTTTTTACGATTGGGCGCTTAATCTTAAAAAAGTACCATCCTGCGACTTTGCGGTGATTCCTGATGTGATTGACGGAACAGAAGCAGACAATGATGCTTTGCTTAAAGATTGCCCACTTCCTGAATGGTTTGGCGCACCTGTCTGGCATATGCACGAAAGTTTAGAGCGCTTAGAGCAGTTGGCGAACACTTATGTCAGGGTTTGCATTGGCAGTTCTGGTGAGTTTGCAACAGTCGGAAGCCAGGCGTGGTGGTCAAGAATAGGGCAAGCCATGAGGATTTTGTGCGATGAGATGGGTAGACCAATGTGCAAACTTCATGGTTTGAGGATGCTTGACCCTGCTATTTTTACTAAATTGCCATTTGCATCTGCTGACAGCACAAATATTGGTCGAAACATAGGAATAGATAACAATTGGAAGGTTGGCAACTATTTGCCGCCAACAAAAGAAATGAGGGCTGCCGTAATGCGCTCAAGAATTGAATCTCACAATGCCCCTGCTGTTTGGGGTTTCCATCAAGTTGAACAAGGACTTTTACTGTGATTTATCCAATTATTTACATTTTTGCATTGGTGGCTGCTAACCTTTTGGTTGCCACGATTGGCCCGTGGTTTAGCGTAGTAAATTCTTTTGTTTTGATTGGTTTAGACCTGACGCTTAGAGACAAACTACACGACAAATGGAATGGAAATCCAATAAAGATTGGTGGATTGATTGTGATTGCTGGCGCTGTCAGCTACTTGTTAAATCCTGCGTCTGGTCAGATTGCAATTGCTAGTGTGGTTGCTTTTACTTTGTCAATGGTTGCTGATTCCTTTGTTTACCAAAAACTAAAAGAAAAATCTTGGGAAAAACGCACAACAGGCTCAAACTTGGCTGGAGCTGCTGTGGATTCTTTGACTTTCCCGACAATCGCTTTTGGTGGTCTGATGCCTGAAATCGTTGCAATGCAATTTGCGTCTAAAGTAATTGGCGGTTTTATTTGGTCTAAGTTGATTAAAAAATGATACCTAAGTTCAAATATTTCCGTTCAAAGAAGCATTTAAAGAATGTTGCGTCTTTGGCCTGTCAGCATTGCGGACTAGAAGGCTCAACCCAAGCGGCTCACTCTAATCGTCTGATACATGGTAAAGGCCGAGGCGTGAAGGCAAGCGATGAGTACACAGCGGCTTTGTGTATCCGATGCCACTTTATCCTTGACCAAGGTTCAAAACTCACAAAAGAGGAACGGATAGATATGTGGGAAAAAGCCCACAGAAAGACGATTGAGAGATTGATAGAGCTTGATTTGTGGCCTGATGAGGTTAAAATTTAAGCGTTGAAACGACTATGTTGTAGAAACAGTTGGTGGGTAGTTGGCGCTACCCCCAACACGCATGGGGATTGGGAATTAGGCAGAGACACGAGTTGAATCGTGACTTTGACGCATCTCACCAGAGGATGTTTGCCGAATATTCTGGTTTTACAGTCCTTATCCGTGTTGGGAATCTGAGCAGTTGCCAACATTTAGGCGGTTTACGGACTGCCTCTTTTTTTGTAGAATGGGATAAAACCCTGAAAGGCTTATATGGCTGGACTCTTGGCCCCTGCTGCCGAAATTAAAATTGAGATTGAAGAAATCGAGGCAGAAAAGCCCGTTATCGAAGGTCTGACTACCGAATCAAACGCAAAAACCCGTGACACATTGGTTGAGACACAGATGCTCGGCCCTGTCAAGGTTGACGCTCCAAACTCAGAGTTCTGGCGTGGTTTGGCGAATGTATGGCGCATTTCCCCTGACCAAGCAAAGCGCCGCCTGTGCGCTAACTGCGAGTATTTCGATGACCAACCAGACACTTTAGAGGCGATGGAAGTCGTGCCTCAAGACGAGTTTGATGCTGATGGTGGTGGTCGTGGTTACTGCCATAAATTTGAGTTCATTTGCCATAATCTACGAGTCTGCAAGGCTTGGGAAAAGGCTCCCGTTATGAAAGAGGCTGAATATGATGATGAGTAAATCTCAAAAGAAAATCGGCAAAGTCATGGGTGAATACAAATCTGGCAAACTGAAATCATCTTCAGGCCAGAAAGTAAGCAACCCAAAACAAGCTATTGCCATCGCCATGTCAGAGGCTAAGATGCCGATGCGTGGTCAGCGCACAGCTAAGAACAAGGCTAAAAAATGAAGGGTCTCTATGCCAACATCGCTGCGAAGCGTGAGCGTATTGAGAAACAGAAAGCCGCAGGTAAGACACCTGAACGGATGAGAAAGCCTGGCACAAAGGGCGCTCCCACGGCTAAAGCCTTCAAAGAAGCTGCAAAAACCGCCAAAAAGTGATTTCTAAAAAACTTCACTTTGTCTGGATTGGTGACGAAACCAAGCGCCCAGACCATTGCATAAACACTTGGAAAACCCTCAATCCTGACTACGAGGTCAAGATTTGGGGGAACGATGCCCTCAGAGGGAATAAGTGGTTCAATGCCAAGCACATTCAAGAAAGCCGAGAACTCTGCGGAGTGGCTGACTTGATGCGGTACGAAATCCTATATAACGAAGGTGGAATCACGCTAGACGCTGATTCTGTCTGCCTTTCTCCTTTAGAAGATTGGTTACTAAAGCCTGATGCTTTTGCCCATTGGGAGCAGGAAACCCGTAGACCTGGCCTAATAAATGTCAGCGTAATGGGGTCTGTTCCTGAAAATCCGTTCTTTGGTGAGTGTATTGAGCGCCTCAGAAAGAAAGAAACCCTAAAAGATAGGGCATGGATTGAGACAGGGCCGATGCACATAACTGAGGTCTATCACGAGACCGAATATCCCCTGACAATCTACCCTTCCCACTATTTCACCAGAGACCATTTTTCTGGTTACAGGTATGAGGGAAATGGGCATTGTTTCGCTACCCAATTTTGGGGTTCAACTAGAGGTTATGAAAGGCAAGAAGAATGGAAGATTTAATTGAAAATCGTGATGGCTGGTGGTGGCCCAAGTCTGATGTTGAGGCTTGGAAGTGGATTCCTGTTGAGATGCAAGCTATCCCTGATTTGGTTAAATGGGTTCCGCACCGAGGTCTGGTGATTCACGCTGGTGGAAACTGTGGGGTTTGGTCAAAGATTTACGCCGAACTTTTTTCCAAGGTGGTGACTTTTGAGCCTGACGATGTTAACTTTGAGTGCTTTAAGCGAAATGTCAGCAATGAGAATGTAGAGATTTACAAAGCTGGACTCTCTGACAAAGAGGGTTTTTGTAAGATGGTTGAGGGAGATGGCGGGGCTAATGCTGGTGCGCTCCAGATTGAGGAAACCCAAGAGGGTATCCCGATGATGACCATTGACAGCCTGAATCTAAGTCCTGACCTAATCCAGTTGGATGTGGAAGGCTTTGAGGAAAACGCACTCAGGGGGGCAAGAAATACGATTATGCGTAGCCGCCCGATTATCATTATTGAGCAGAAGAAACTAGCCAAAAATGGCATGAATGACGCCGAAATCGCTATAATGATTCAACGAATGGGCTACTTTTTCGCTGAGAGAGTGTGGTCTGATAATGTCTTTATCCCTGTTGAGAAACTAGCATGAAGCGAGGAAACGAATCATTCTCTGGTTACAACAAACCCAAGAGAACACCTAATCACCCAACCAAGAGCCATGCGGTTCTTGCGAAGGAAGGTGAGACTGTTAGATTGATTCGATTTGGACAGCAAGGCGTGACAGGTAGCCCACCAAAGAAAGGCGAAAGCGAGGCTGATAAAGCCCGTAGAAAGTCTTTCAAGGCTAGACACGCCGACAACATCGCCAAGGGTAAGATGAGCGCAGCATTTTGGGCAGATAAAGTTAAGTGGTAGAATAAAGTTTTAAACCAACGAGCCGAGAGGAATTGGTAAATGGATAGAAAACTAGTGTGGCGCAAAGTCACAGATTTGATTCCTTACGCAAGGAATTCACGCACACATTCTGACGAACAAGTTGCTCAGATAGCTGCAAGCATAAAAGAGTTTGGCTGGACTAACCCAATCCTTACCGATGGGGATAATGGCATTATTGCTGGCCACGGAAGGTTAGCCGCTGCCAGAAAGTTAGGGCATGAAGAAGTCCCAACGATTGAGTTGGTCGGGCTGACAGAAACCCAAAAGAAGGCTTACATCATTGCCGACAACCGCCTGGCGCTTAACGCAGGGTGGGACAATGAAATGCTCACGATTGAGTTGAACGACCTGATGGCAGACGGGTTTGCTTTAGAAATCCTTGGATTTGACCCAAAAGAGCTAAACGCCCTGCTTGAGCCTGAAGTGGTGGAAGGCTTGACCGATGAGGATGCCGTTCCTGATGTTCCTGAAGAACCAAAGACCAAATTGGGGGATATTTACCAACTTGGTAACCACCGCCTGATGTGCGGAGACTCCACAAGCATTGACGCTATTGACAAGCTAATGAAAGGCCAAAAGGCCGATTTAGTTTTAACAGACCCACCATATTCAATTGAAACTCAGGGCGGGTTCAAAGGTGAAATAGGCAAAAGTCTAAGAAAACAAGCAAGTTCAATAGAGTTTATTGCTAATTTTGAGCCAGCAGAGTTCTTAAACACTTTGCCATTAGTGTTTCAATCAAACAAATTCAACGCCTATATTTTTTGCAATAAAGATTTGTTGCCAGATTATTTGGTATGGGCAAGAGACAACAAAATATCGTTCAATGTGTTAATTTGGAAAAAGCCCAATGCCATTCCAATTGGTGACAGTCATAGGCCAGACATTGAATATTTGTTGTTGTTTAGAAAGTCAGCAATCTGGAACAATGGCATAAAAGGCGTAAATTATTCAAGATGCTTGGAATATGGTCGAGAAAAAGGCTTGCATCCAACAATGAAGCCAGTTGCATTGCTTGAGAATGAAATTTATATTTCCTCAAACACACAAAGCATTGTTCTTGATTTCTTTGGTGGAAGTGGCAGCACACTTATTGCTTGCGAGAAAACAAACCGCCATGCTAGACTGATTGAATTAGACCCCAAATACTGCGATGTAATCGTCAAGCGTTGGGAAGATTTCACGGGTAAAAAAGCCGAATTGATTACATTTTCGGAGTTAGAAAATGCCTAAAAAGATGGGGAGACCAGCCCATAAGGTCACAGATGCCAACAAAGTGCTATGCCGAACACTCTCGGCAGTTGGAATCCCGCACGAAGATATAGCCATGAAGATAGGGATTAGCGCAGACACCTTGGTTAAGCACTACAAAGAGGACTTAGACAACGGCAGGATTGACGCTAACGCCAGCATTGGGCAAACGCTATTCCAACAGGCTAAGAACGGGAACACCGCAGCGGCAATCTTTTGGTTAAAGACTCGGGCAAGGTGGAAAGAAACCCAAACCCATGAGATTACTGGCGCTGAAGGTGGGGCGATTAAAGTCCAATGGGCACAATAACCATCCCGTATGCGCCTCGGGAACACCAGTTAAAGGTGCATGAATTACTGGAAAAACAGCGATTTTCGGTCGTTGTGGCTCATAGACGCTTTGGTAAAACTGTTGCGGCTTTGAACCACATCATTAAATCGGCTATCCTGAACGAAAAGGAAAACCCTAGATATGCTTATATTGCCCCAACCTACGGACAAGCCAAGCGGGTTGCTTGGGATTATCTTCTCAAATACACAATCCCACTCGGAGCAACCCCAAACATTGCTGAACTACGGATTGACTTCTGGGGAAGGCGAATCCAACTCTACGGCTCAGACAATCCAGACAGCTTGCGAGGTCAATACTTTGACGGGTGTTGCCTAGACGAGATTGGCGACCAAAACCCCGTAATCTGGACAGATATTATCCGACCCGCCTTGTCTGACCGCATGGGGTGGTGTTTGTTTATCGGAACACCGAAGGGACACAATCATTTCAAAGACCTGAGAGACAGGGCAGAAACAGAGGATGGTTGGGGACTTCTGGAGTTCAAGGCTAGTCAAACAGGCGTGATTGCCCAGACAGAATTAGACGCTGCCAAGTCCGAGATGGGAGAAGATAAGTATCTCCAAGAGTTTGAGTGTTCGTTTAACGCCGCCGTAGAGGGGTCTTATTACGGACAGATACTGAACGACCTAGAGACAAAGAATCACATTCAGGAAATCCCAAGGGATGACCTGTGCCGTACGATTACCGCATGGGATTTGGGTATGGGACTCAACGGCTATCTGGGTGGCGCAAATAGCTGGTTCAGAGATTCGATTAGTTGACTACTACGAAAACAACGGGGTTGGTCTGGATAAATATGTTTCTTGGTTGCGGGATAACAATTGGGCGAGTGCCGAGCATATCCTTCCCCATGATGTGCAGGTCAGGGAATTAGGGTCTGGAAAGAGCCGTTTAGAGGTTCTTCAGGAAGCAGGGTTAAATGTCCGCATCGCCTCAAGGATGAGCGTAGATGACGGGATTCAGGCTGTTCGCCGCCTTCTACCGAGGTGTTGGTTCAATGTCCCTGCTGTGAAACAAGGACTTGACTGCCTGAGAAACTACCGCCGAGAGTTTGACGAAAAGAGAAAAGTCTTTTACGACCGACCTTTGCACGATTGGTCAAGCCACGGCTCTGATGCTTTCCGCTATCTTGCGATTGGACTCGATGAGGGTTCTTCATGGGGTAAATCTATCAACCAACCACCGAAATGGGTAATCTGATGTATTTCTTAAAACAAGGCGATATTGCTGACGCAAAGAAAATAGCCCGAATGGAGCAAACCATTCTTGAGCTTGAAAAGCGGATTGAAATGCTTGAAAATGTGGCGAAACCGCTACAATCGGAGCAACGCCCACGGATGGGCAGACCGCCAAAGGTCAGGGATGAACAAACCACGGAATCGCAAACAAGCTAAGCTGCTAGGTTTACAGACTTACTTTACTGGTAAGCCGTGTAAGCGTGGCGGTTTAGCCGAGCGCAGATTAAATGGTGATTGTTTGTGTGATGCTTGTTTGACTTTTACAAAACTTCTCAAAAGAGATTGGGCTGTTTCAAATAGGCAAAAAAACCAAGATTGGCGTGATGCAAATCCTGAAAAGATGAAAGCATACAAAGATGCTTGGTCTTTAAGAAACAAAGAAAAAGCAGCCGAAAACATAAAAAAATGGAAGGCTGCTAACAAACACAAATTGCTTGCTTCTTTTCATAAACGAAGGGCAACAAAAATTAACGCCACTCCAGCTTGGTATGGTGAGCTTGATGCCTTTGTGATGCACGAGGCTTATAGGCTTGCACGACTTAGAGAATCAATAACTGGATTAAAATGGCACATAGACCACATGATTCCGTTACAAGCTAAGATAGCCAGCGGGTTTCATAGTGCTGACAACATACAAGTAATTCCTGAAGCCTTAAATGTAAGCAAGGCTAATAGGATGATGTATACGGAGCGAAACGAATGGCTACAACACCTGTAAAAGATGGTTCTTTCTTAAAATCTATTATTGAATCTGAAATAGATAATGCTATTGGATTTTTGGAAACAGAAACGACTCAACAAAGAACTGATGCGCTTTCTTTTTATCTGCGTCAACCATTAGGTAACGAGATACAAGGTAAATCCTCAATCGTTACTGGCGAAGTGGCTGAAGCCGTAGATGGTGCGCTTCCCCCATTAGTCCGAATCTTCTCGTCAAGCGATGAGGTGGTTCGTTTCGACCCTCGTGGCCCACAAGATGAAGCTGGAGCCAAGCAAGCGACTGAATACTGTAATTGGGTGTTCATGCGTGATAACGCTGGCCTCATCATCATGCACGATTGGTTTAAAGACGCTCTCTTACAAAAGGTTGGCGTGGTTAAAGCCTATTGGGAAGATAAAGAAGATGTGACCAAAGAGAAATATCGTGACTTGTCTGATGACGAGTTAGCGATGTTGCTTTCTGATGAGACTATGGAAGTGGTCGAAAAAGAAGTGGTAGAGAATCCAGTTCTTGACCCTGCTGGCAATCCTGTCCTTGACCCGATGGGTCAGCCTGTGATGTATTCATCAAACAGCGTCACAGTCCAGAAAAAGAAGAAATCAGGCCATGTGGTTGTTGAGAATGTGCCGCCTGAAGAATTCCTCATCTCCAAGAGAGCTAAGAAAAGCCCAAAGGATGCGCCTTTCGTTGCTCACCGCCGTTTGATTACTCGTAGCGACCTAATCGCAATGGGCTTTGATAAAGACATTGTGGATGGGTTACAGGCTTCTAGTGCGCTGACTTACTCACCTGAGTACTTAGCCCGTGTTGCGCCTGGCGAGAATCCTGACGATGGAATCTCTGTTGATGAGTCAATGGAGACAATCGAGGTTTTTGAGTGTTATGTCACAGCCGATATTGATGGTGATGGCATCGCTGAACTGCGTCAAGTTTTTTATGCTTCAAACGAGATTTTGAGCGATGAGGAAACTGACTACATTCCTTTCCACTCACTCTGCCCGATTCCTACTCCACACAAGTTCTTTGGCGAATCTCTTGCTGACAGAACGATGGATTTGCAGTTAATCAAGACAACTATCACTCGACAGATTCTTGACAACCTGTATCTGACGAATAACGCCCGTGTGACCGCTGTTGACGGACAAGTTAACTTAGATGACCTGTTAACTGCCACCGCTGGCGGTGTGGTTCGGATTAAGTCTCAAGGCGCTGTTCAGCAATTAGCTGTTCAACCCGTGGCTGCTCAAGCCTTCCCGATGCTTCAATATTTGGATTCAATCCAACAGAAGCGCACAGGTGTTACAGAGGCTTCCCAAGGTCTTGACCCGTCTATTCTCCAGAATGTGACCGCCGCCGCTGTTGCGTCTATGCAACAGTCTGCCGCTGGCAAGATTGAGATGATTGCACGAATCTTTGCTGAAACTGGCGTTAAGTCGCTGTTCCAAGGCATTCTCCATCTTCTCTGTAAGTACCAAGACAAACCTCGTATCGTTCGGATGCGTGGTCAATATGTCCAGTTTGACCCTCGTGAGTGGTCGAATCAGTACGATGTTGATATAAATGTCGGCCTCGGTGCTGGTAACCGCCAAGAACAAATGGCTATGTTGAACATGGTTCTTGCCAAACAAGAACAAGTGCTTCAGACAATGGGGCCAGCTAATCCTCTGGTTTCGATGGGTCAGTACCGCAATACTCTTGGTCGTATGGTGGAAGCCGCAGGATTTAAGGATTCTGCTGAGTTCTATAAATCCATCACTCCAGAGCTTGACCAACAACTCTCTAACCCGCCGCCACAACAGCCACAAATGCCGCCAGAAGTTCAGGCATACATGGCTAAGACACAAGCTGACATTCAGGCTCAACAAGCCAAGGCTCAAGCTGACATTCAGTTGGCAAGAGAAAAAGCCGCTGCCGAGATTCAGTTAATGCGTGAGAAAGAAGCCGCCAAACTCCAGTTTGAGCGTGAGAAATCTGCCGCAGAACTCCAATTGAAACAAGAGGAATTCTTAGCCGAAGCCCAAATGAAAGCCATGAAGGTGGGTGCAGGAATTACTTCTAATGTAGAAATACCAGGGTGAAAATATGGGACTAGGTAAATTAAATCCCTTTAGGGCATCAAGCCCACTAAACCCATCAAATCTGATTGAAGGCGCTGGAAATATTGGGCAGGATGTTATTGATACCGCCAAAGATGTTGGTAAATCAATAGACCAAACAATCCGTGAGCAATTGCCTGGCGGATGGACTACCGCCGCTTTATTGGCTGCTGGTTATTACTATTCACCAGAAATCAACGCTTATATCAGCGCTGACGGGGCGACAATGGCTGCTGGCGCTGATGTTGCTGTTGCAGATGCCGCCGCTGCCGCCGCCGCAGAACAAGCCGCCGCCACATTAGCTGCTGAACAAGCCGCACAGATTGCTGCACAAAATGCCGCATGGGATGCCGCCGCTATTGATTTGGCGAGTTCA